GCAATAGTGCAACCGGTACTGGCCTAGAGGGTGTTTGCGGCGGCGGCGGTGGTTGGGGTGCTGCTGGAGGAAACGGAAATTATTACTCGACCGTAAATACTACCGTAGGCCTAGGCGGTAATGCGGTCGCTCTTAACGGGCATACAATTACTTGGACTTCTGGGGATACATCTAGAGTGTATGGGGCGGTAGCATGATATATAAAATCTTTAATCCACTGACTGGACAATATACAACTGCTGATACTTTGACTGCTGCTCAAACAATTCAAGCGCAGAATAAACAAGATTTGGCAAATCAAATTCCGATGCAAATATCCGATGGGTCTGCTTATGCACTAGACAAACCTTTTGCTGATAATTTTATATCAACAAAACAAAATATCCCGTTAACAACTGATTATGTACATTCAGAATTTAACTTAACCACTAATCAAAACCTAGGGAGATTATTTACGGTTAATGGTAATTGGATGCGTGTATTAAATGGAAAAGTTGTAGTTTGGTTACAACAAGGAATAATTGTTAATGGTAAAGTTAGAGATTTTGTACAATGTGATTTGGTTACAGGTAATCCAATATCATACTGGGACTTTTCTGGTAGTTCTAGTTTATTAACAAACTATGATTTAAATGATAATGTTTTGCGTATTAATAATTTTGATTTAACTGCAATACCTACCGACCAATTATCATTAGTTAATGGATATTCAAATAAAAATTCCATTTATTATTGGTCGCAAACCTCCGATGGATTTATTGTTGGTGATAGTGAAACCGTTATTCGTGCGCCGTTAACTGATGCAGAAACGGCTATTATCCAATCCCAACGTGACGCACTTGTTTCGTCACGATCATCAACATTCATAATTAATATGGTAGAAACATTACCCAATGGCGATGAGGTTTGGACTGGTGTTATTTAAAGTTGAACTATATGTTATTTGATGTATTAGAGGAATTGGTTTCAAACCGCCAAGATGCTTTTACCTTTAATTTAACAAATAATTCGGCAAAATTTAGCGATATAAATACTCCATCATAGGAGAATTTTATGGCAACGATTACTAATAGACAAGATTTTACCGATTATTGCCTTCGGAGACTTGGCTTTCCCGTTATTCAAATCAATGTGGATGATGATCAGGTCCAAGATCGTATAGATGATGCTCTCCAATATTGGCAAGATTATCACTACGATGGCCTACAAAAAGTTTATTACATTAAAGCATTGTCTGGTTCGGTCATTAGTTCAAACACCAATATATCGTCATATTTTACCAATAATAGTAAGATTGTCGGAGCAACATCGGGTTCTACTGCTACAATCACTGGTTTTTCTGGTGCAAATAACCAAACAATCCAAATATCAGGTTCCCAGGCATTTACTGCCGGTGAAACATTAGAATACTACGATACTAATGGAAATATCCATTCCACAGGTGCATCTGTTACCAATTATATGATGGGAGATGTTGATCAAAGGTATTTGGATTTGAGTGGTTCTCAGGATGCTCAAGGCAATCCGATGGAAATTGTTGGGGTTACCAGAATATTTCCTATTTCCGATTCTCAATCTTCAGTAAATATGTTCGACTTGAGATATCAATTGCGTTTAAATGAACTATACGACTTTACCTCAGCCTCTTATATCAACTATACACTAACTCAGCAACATCTACGTTCACTTGAACTCATGTTCACTGGAGAGGTTCCTATACGTTTCCAGAGACATATGCAAAGACTGTATATTGATTGGGCATGGGGTCCTCAAGAATCTCCAATTGGTACTATTGCTATTGCTGAATGTTATGCTTCCATAAATCCTGATGTTTATAATAGGGTTTGGAATGATCGATGGTTAAAAGAATATGCCACGGCTCTAATCAAAAGAACTTGGGGTAATAATCTTTCCAAATTTGCAAATCTTCAATTGCCTGGTGGTGTAACATTAGATGGCAAAACGATTTACACAGAAGCCGCGACTGAGATAGAAAGATTAGAAGCCGAAATGGCCACTAATTATTTCGGGCCGCTGGAATTTTTAATGAATTAGTTGGAGTAAACTAAAATCGCAACATCACAATATTTTTCAAATTACGATTCGATATCTGAACAACGAGTAATAGAAGATCTTATCGTGGAATCAATTAAGATCATGGGAACAGATTGTTTTTATCTTCCTAATGAGAATGATATTGCTCGTGATTTGTTGTATGGTGAAGATCCTGTCAAGCAATTTTCTTCAGCATTTCAAATAGAAATTTATCCAAACAATGTAATGGAATATGGTGGAGAACGAGAATTTTTTACTAAATTTGGTTTAGAAATTAAAAATCAAATGACTATTACAATGTCTAAAAGATCTTTTTCACAAAGAGTTCCTCAAAATACTATTACTCGACCCCGTGAAGGTGATTTGATATATGTTCCCTTTCTTAATGGAACAGGTGAATTGTATGAAATCAAATTTACCAATCAAACAAAAGATTTCTTTATGTTGGGTAGAAAAGTTCCATATTTTTATGAATTAGAACTTGAGAAATTCAAATATTCCAATGAATTTATTACTACAGGAATACCTGATATCGATCAAGTTGTTTCTGATTCCGCATATACACTTCATTTAAATCTCGGAACAGGTACAGGAGATTATATTTCTAAAGAAATAGTATTCCAATCACCAGATTATACTTATGCAAATGCAACATCAACAGGAACAGTGCAAATATGGTATAAACCTTCTAAGATATTATCATTGACTAATATTGCAGGTGAATTTGTTGATGGAAATATTGTTGTAGGCGTATCTAGTAACACACGATATACTTTAGCGACATTTGATCCATTACAAGATCCTTCTCAACATGAACAATATGATAATAAATTTATTAACACCAGTGCGGATTCTATACTCGATTTCTCGGAATCTAATCCTTTTGGAAGTATATAATGAGTACATATAACCGCAGTATTCGGAAATTGGTTGTTGGATTTGGAAACTTATTCAACGCAATTACACTAGTTAGATATAATACTGATCAAACAGAACAAGAACGGATGATTGTTCCTATTGCATATGCTTCAAAAGAAGATTATGTTATGCGATTACAATCTGATCCTGATTTAGATAAAAAAGTACAATTAACTTTACCTAGATTATCGTTTCAATTAACGGGTCTTGCATATGATATTACTCGAAAACAAAATACAAATATTAAGAATTATGCGGTAATTGGAAATAACACAGTATCACAATACAATCCTGTACCTTATAATTTTGACTTTTCTCTATATTTGTACATCAGAAATATTGAAGATGGTACACAAATTATTGAACATATACTCTCTTACTTTACACCAGATTATACGATTAAGATTAACATGATTCCTGAAATGGGAACAGTTAAAGAAATTCCTATCATACTAGTTTCAACTGATATGCCAGTAGATTTTGAAGGTGGAGCGAGAGATAGGGAAACAAGAGTTCTTATCTGGACAATAAATTTTACAGTAAAGGGTTATATTTTTGGCAATATAACAGATTCGTCCAGTGGAATTATTAAAACATCTATCACTAATATTTTAAATGATATTAGTTATAGTTCGGCTATCAGTTTTAACATGGGAACTCCTGGTATAGGAAACTATCAATTGGGAGAAATGGTGTATCAAGGTTATTCTATTGGTACAGCAACAGCAACAGGAAAGGTTGTTGGTTGGGCAGATAATTTACTTACTTTAACAAATATTTCTGGTAATTTTGTTTCGTCACAAAGTATAATTGGTGGAGTAACAAACGCATCGTATAATTTTGTTTCGTATCAAATAACTCCACAAAACTTAGCACGAATTGTCGTTACTCCTAATCCTACAAATGCAAATGCAAACAGTATATATACATATACCACACAAATAACAGAAAACAGAGGCGTTTAGATATTTACAAATGATAACCACAGGTATTACATTGTATCTAACCACTTAAATTAATAAAGAAAATTATGTCTAAATTTGAAAAAAATATGGAAGAAATTTTTGATGTAACTCCAACAATTAAAAATGTTCCTGTTGTAGTTCCTTCTGATCTACCTATACCTTCCACTTCTATGGAAGAAGATTTAGGAGATGCATATCAACAATCCAAAGATAATCTTCAAGATATTATCCTTCAAGGCAAAGAAGCCATGGATGAGATTCTGAGGATTGCTAAAGAATCTGAACATCCTCGGGCATTTGAAGTATTTGGTGGTATTCTTAAGAATGTTGTGGATGCTAACAAAGAACTTCTCTCAATGCAAAAACAAATGCGTGAAATGGATGATAAAAAAGAAACAACCAAAACTATTATTGATAAAGCCGTGTTCGTAGGATCAACAAAAGAACTTGGTGATTTATTGAAAAGTAAATAATGAATAATATTAGGAGTAAAAATGCGAGAAAGTAAATCTAGTTATCGGGACAATCCCCTTCTAAAAAAAATAGGGGTTAATATAGATTACACACAAGAACAACTTGATGAGTATATTATGTGTGCTGCGGATCCCATATATTTTGCAAAGTATATGAAAATTATCACACTTGATCATGGCCTAGTACCATTTGATATGTATGATTTCCAAAAAGATATGATTCAGACATTTCACGACAATAGATTTGTAATTACCAAATGCCCGCGCCAGGTGGGAAAGTGCTGCGATATTAATACTCCTATAAGGTTGAGAAACAAAAAAACTGGAAAAATTATGGAAACAACTATAGGACAATTTTACGAACAAACAAGAAATAACACAGATATGCCAAACAACAAAAATATGAAGTTTTGATAATATAGAAAAAAATTACAATACAAAAATGCATAAACTTTCTGATACAGTAACAAGAAAATTTGTAGACTCTATCCCACTAGATGATGAATGGGAAATAGAATCTGATTCTGGGTGGGTTCCAATTACACACATTCACAAAACTGTAGAATACCAAGAATGGCAAATAGAATTAGAGAACGGAGATTTTTTAATTTGCGCCGACACACATATAGTTTTTGATGAAAATTTAAATGAGATTTTTGCTAAGGATTTAATAAAAAATAAATCTTATGTTATGACTAGATCTGGACCAAGTTTAGTAACTCAAGTTACCGAAACAAATAATCAGTCTAATATGTTTGATTTAACGGTTGATTCAGAAGAACATAGACTTTATACAGGTAACATATTATCACATAATACAACCACTTCAGTTGTATATCTTCTCTGGACTATTCTGTTCCAAAATTCAATGAATGTTGCTATACTTGCTAATAAAGGACAGACTGCACGGGATATTCTAGGCAAACTTCAATTGGCATATGAAAATCTTCCTATATGGCTTCAGCAAGGTGTTGTAGAATGGAACAAAGGTCGTATTGAACTTGAAAACGGTTCGGTTATTATAGCATCTTCAACATCATCATCCGCAGCCCGGTCAGGATCTTATAATTGTGTTTCTGGTGATTCTGTAATACAATATATGGATGATAATGGTGTTATGAAGGAGAGTAGTATAGAAACTTTATATAATAGTCAGGAGAACATT